GATAACTATTTAAATTATATCGGTGCAATTGTACCAGTTGAGAAAAAGATTATATCATGACAGATGAAAAAGATAATGTAGTTGTTGGGCCTTGGGGTGAAAAACCAATAGAAAACAATGGTGAGTGGGTTAAGAAAAAGTTAGATAAAGCTTTAGATAAAAATAATACTCACAAGGCATATCAAGAAAAACTTGAAAGAATTGAAGTTATAACTGAAAGAATTATGGTACAATTAATTCATACTATTAGTGAATACAATTATGACATTACAGATGAAAGATTCAGTTTAGATATTGGATTTTTATCAGAAACAGTTAAAGGTGTTTTATCTAGACAAGAAAAATTGCCACATATTATACAAGGATTACTTGATAATATAATGGCACCATCACCTACTCAAGCAGAAGATGGTACAGATGTATATTATTCAAAATTTGATGCACCATTACTGTCAGAATTAGTTGATATGGCAGAAGATATTAAAGATGATAATCAAACAGAGATAGCATTTGAATCAGACTTAGAATTAGAAACTGACCCAACAGAAATATCTGAGTGGAAAGATAAAGATGATGAAGACAAAGACAAGGATTAAAACGAATTACAATAATGTAGTTGCCGATAAGACTATACGAGGCATAAAATTAGTCACAAACAACAATAATCATAGGAGATTATAATATGGGTAGAAAGAAACTATCAAAAACACAAAGAGTAATCAATGCATTCGAAAGAGGTGATGTAGTTACTTGGAAACAATTGAGAACAACATTTGACTTAACTTCGCCACAAGCGATGGTAGATAAACTAAGAAGTCAAGGTTATATGATTTATACTAACAAAACTGCTAGTGGTACTTCATATCGCATGGGTGAACCAACACAAGCAATTATTAACGCTGGTGTCGGTGCAGTATTGATGAACGGCAGAGCAGATAAAACAATTATCGCTGCTGGAATCAAAGCACTTTATGGAACAGGAGTTGCATTCAGTTCTTAATTATTTAAGAATTAGTGGGGTGGTCTTCGGGCCACCCTTTCTAAACAGGAATTTAATATGATATTAGTTGACATGAATCAAATCTCTTTAGCATCTTTAATGATGCATTTGCACATGAATAAAGGTGAGTTAGATGAGGAAATGGTTAGACATATGATATTAAATTCTGTACGAATGTATCGAACAATGTTTAACGAGGACTTTGGTGAAGTAGTTCTCACTTATGATTCAAGGGCATATTGGCGTAAACAAGTATTTCCACAGTATAAAGCGAATCGTAAAAAAGGTAGAGAATCAGATGATAAAGATTGGGATAGTATCTTCGGAGTTCTGAATCAAATTAAAGAGGAAATAAAAGAATTTCTTCCCTACAAAGTTGTAGAAACTTATGGGGCAGAAGCAGATGATGTAATCGCCATAGTGTGTAAACATTATCAAAGTGAAAAAATCATGATTGTATCAGGTGATAAAGACTTTATACAGTTACAAAAGTATGAGAATGTAAGACAATACAGTCCAATTACTAAAAAACATGTAAATGGGGTTAATCCAGTTGTCTATATAAAAGAACATATACTAAAAGGTGATAAATCAGATGGCATTCCAAATGTATTATCACCAGACCATACTTTTACAGATGGTTTAAGGCAAAGACCTTTAACTATTAAAAAGATGAATAGTATATTAACTCAAGACATTGATGATTTAAATGATGAGTTGAAAAGAAATTTTCAAAGGAATGATGCTTTAATTAATTTGGATAATATTCCAGAGGAATTAGAACAATGTATTCTAGATGATTTCAAAGGTGCCACTTGTGGCGATAGAAGTAAATTATTAAATTACTTTATGGACAAAAAACTGAAAAGTTTAACTGAACAAATTGGAGAATTTTAAAATGACAAATGGCGTAACATTATTATTTTCAGAAGTACTTGATAAAGTACACAAAGCAAAAACAAAATCAGAAAAGGTTGCAATACTTATAGTGAACGATTCAAGTTCACTAAGAATGGTATTGAAAGCATCTTTTGACCCAAAAATAGAATGGGTGATACCAACAGGTGAAGTACCATATACAAAAAATGAAGCTCCTATGGGAACAGAACATACTGTTCTTCAAAGTGAAGCAAGAAAGTTATGGCATTTTGTAAAAGGTGCAGACAATGACACATCACAGGCACAAAAAGAAAACATGTTTATTCAAATGTGTGAAGGTCTTCATGAAAGTGAAGCACAATTATTGTGTGATGCAAAAGATAAAAAATTACATCAAGTATATAAAGGTTTATCGAAAGATGTAGTAAGAGAGGCTTTTAAATGGGATGAAAATTTCATGGTTGAAGAAGCACCAAAATATCCACAAGCACCTGGCAGTGCATCTGGTGTATAAAGTTCTTGACAAACATTGTTAAACCTGTTACAATGGTTTAAATGATGAGGATAGTAAAAAAATTCCAGTTCATGTCGACTCACTCTCTCTCGACCTCATCATAGAGTCGATATGAACACCATAGGTTATGTATTATGAGTAGAGCAATCAAAAAGATACCCTACAAATTTGTTCATGTATATTGGATTGATATCACATCAGATTCATCATGGCAAAGTATAGAAGATGTAAAAGAAAGTAAATTACCTAGATGTTTAAGTACAGGTTTTTTAATTAGTGAAGATGATGATGATATTGTTAGAATCGTTTCAGATTTTAATTTTAAAGAAGATGGCACGATTGATGACTGTGGTAATTCTACAATCATACCAAAATGTGTTGTTCAAGAAATTAAAGAAGTCAAATGAATTTTTACATCCCAGAAATTGTTGTATACATGATTGCTACTATATCAATGATATTAGCATTAATTGATTTATCAAAATTAGAAAAAAAGAGAGAGCAAGAAGAAAAAAATTATAATGATGTTTGAACATGTAATCAGAAATCCCTTTGACATGAAACCAGTTTTCAATCCATGTGAAAACCCAAAGTTCAATGCAAATGAAACCGACCTAGAAATACAAAATCAAAAACTAATTGAGTTAAATAATCTAGGTGATAACATTTGGTTTGAAACAGAAGTTGCACAAAAAGAAAAACTAGTTGAAAAAACAGCTGCAAGTTTAGGATTATTTAATCAACATGATAATTATCAATTGTTTACTGAATGTGATGATGTAAAACAATTAGGTATGGTAATCGAAGATGATGTAGTTATCATGCACAAAGGAAAACTAGAGGCATGTTTTGTGGCATTCCCCTCATCATGGAACGCTGGTGAAAAAGTAGGAAAAAGTTTAGCAGAATTACACGAACCGATTGCAGACAATGAGGCACTTCTTCGTGCATCTGATGGCATCATGAGAGCCATGACAAGTGGACAATCATTTCATAGATACACTTGGGGTATATCATCATTAAATGGATATAGTAATCATCCATTATATGAGAAACCAGATTTTGATTCTCTGGATGATTTGACATTCAGAGTAGAACATGAGAGGACTGCCACAGTCATAAAAGACACCACAGCAGTCTTTCTAATACATGTTGATACATACCCATTAAAAGAGGTATTAAAGACTGATTTTAGACTAATTAAAGAAAGTGTTGACAGTATGAGTGAGAATGTGTTACAATACAAGAATCTAGTAAAAGTAAAGGAGTTGATGAATGAATATCTTCTATCTACATGAAGACCCAATACAAAACATCAAGTGGCATGTTGATAAACATGTTGTAAAGATGGCAACAGAATATGCACAATTACTATCTACGGCACATAGATACCTAGATGGTGAATTGTATGAAGATAGAACAAAAAATAATCACAGAATCAAAAGGTGGAAACTACCTGATGAAAGGGAAAGTATACTTTACAAAGCAAGTCATGTGAATCATCCTTGTAATGTGTGGGTGCGTGAAAGTAAATCAAATTATCGTTTGATGTACCAGATTTACATGGCTTGTCTTGCAGAGTATACACATAGATATGGAAAAATACATGGTGCATCGAAACCATCTATTAGTCTACTTAGGACACCAAACAATATTAAAGACATTGGATTGACAGAATTACCTCAAGCAATGCCTGATTATTGTAAGGTGACAGGAAATCCTATTCAGGCATATAAAAATTATTATATAAATGAAAAGAAAGGATTTGCTAATTGGAAAAATAGAACGAGGCCAGAATGGTATGGAAATATTTAATAGTAAAGACTTAGCAGAAGATGTTGAGTATCTGAAAATGACAGTTAAAAATTTAGAAAAAACTGTAGAAGAACAAAATAAAAGAATTAATTCTATGGAAAAAAATTGTGATGAATTTTATAAAAACATAGAAGAATTAGAATCATTGATTGAAGATTTAGAACCTGATATATCAGAAGTGGAGTATCCAAAAGAATAATATGCCAACATATACATTTGAAATAATAGAAACAGGTGAACAGTATGATGAGATTATGAAAATCTCTGAAAAAGATGATTATCTAAAAAATAATCCACAAGTCAAACCAGTATTTACAGCACCTAATTTTGTAGGTGACCATATTATTAAAAAAATGGATGGTGGAATGAAAGAAACATTACAAAAGATTGCAGACAAGAATCCTAATACGCCATTGGCAGATAGGTTTTCTAGAAGGTCTGCAAAAGATATACAAAAAGAAAAGGTTGTAAAAAAATACAATTTAAAGGATACCTTACTTTAGTAAATGAATAAATACTTTTGTGATATAACCAATTTAACTATAGATTATACACAGGGGGTTGACTAACATGAAGTGGTCAATCCCTACTTTATTATGCTGATATTGAATAAACAAGACTCTATACACGCTGCTACAAAGTTAATTAAATACTTTAAGGACTTTGGGCGTATTGATGATTATTTTCGTGCAAGAAAGATTGAACGAGTTAAAAATATTCCTGCCCCATTGCCTGGATTTGGACTTGAAGATGATATGTTCCAAGCATATGATATGCATCCAGAGGATATGAATTTTGAAATTGTACAAATGCAATCACAAACATTTGATACAATGCTTGAGATGATAGCATCATTTTCGCCAGACAACGCTCCTGGCAAAGAAATGAAACTAATTGTAAAAGAAACAAATACAAATACTATTGTTGGATTTATTAAATTAGGTTCACCATTAATTAATTCT